CTGTTGTGAAACCTCCTAAAGCATATGGTGGGTAATAAATAGCTGAAGTTATAGTTGCTTCTTTATTGATGGCATACTGAAGATAGCTACCTTTTTCAGTTGACAGTTTTTGAAGTGTAAAAGATTTACGTGCCATATCAGCTCGATGTAGTGATGCCACCAGAGGTGGTCAGGGTGTATGTGCCTTTTTTAATTAATTGGATGTTTGTAGGAGTACTGCCGGAAATAGTAACAGTTCCATACAGCACTCCTTCAACATTATGAATTGCTCTGTAAACATCTCCAATTTTAAGATCTTCACCAAAATCAATTCCATTTAATTCAAACAAAGTATCTAAAGCACTAGAGACTGCAGATTTTACTGAAGAGGCAACATAACTTTCGTCAACATATATTGTTGCAGTAATGTTTTTTGGAATTAATGTAATTGTACTTCCTGCCAAAACAGTTACACCCAAAGTTGCCAATGGCTGAATGCTGCTTACAATTTCACTTTGAACAGAAGTTGGGACACCAACAGAGGCTGCTGAATAAGAAGTGTATGAAGAAATATATGGCAATCCGTATACAGTTACACTTCCACCACTAGTTGCAGATGGGTTGTATTTAGCAACAGCTTTGTATACTCCAGGAATAATTAATGAAAGGTCAACAAAGTCTTGAAGAGTTACGGCACGGTTTTGTGATTTAATAACTGCTTTAAGTGACGTTTTAATTGAGTCAACAGTTTCTCCACTACTTCCACCAATTGCTGCGCTAGAAGATGTGATTGCAATACCAAATGGTTGGGCTAACTTAAAAGAAGTTATTTTATTTTGACTTAAATTACCGGTAGCACCATTAGTAACATTATAAGTTGCTGTAATTTTTGCGTTTGTTGGAGGAACCCTACCGCTAATCCTGTTACCAAACACAATTTGTGTTTCGTTATTAGCATTAACGTTTACTGAGTACACGCTACTTGATGTTGGGGATAACGCAACGTCTGTAACTTTGTTCCATGCAGTAGGCGTTACACCATCTTCATATACGTATACTTGCGCACTTGTAGGAACTGCTGATGTTTTTGCTAAAGAATACTTTTGACCAACTTGACCAGATGCAGAGGTTGTTAAAACTTCTTCAACAATTTTAGTTCCTTGAGTTACGGTAACTGCCACATTTGATGCACCAGAGTTAATAACAACTGTTGAGTTAGAAAAGAATTCTAAATTATCAGATTCACCAACACCAACAAAAACGGTGTTTGCTGGGATGGTCACAGAAGCTGAAGAAGTGTTTGAAACATAAACAGTTGCTGTAGCTGATGTTCGTGTAAACGGAGTGTAATCAAATAAGTTGGCTAATGCCAACATGCTTTCTTTTTGTGTAGCAGTAGAGACAAAAGCTTCTCCAGCAGCACGGTCAATGTAATAATGGAGGATGTCGCCCATGTAGGCCCACAGGTCAACCATAAGTACACCAAAGTCAGAAGGATCACGGTCAACCCATTCCGGAGTAACGCGTCCTGCTCGGAGCAGTAAGTCATTTCGAATATTTGTGTAGTCACGACTTGCAAAGTCAAAACCAGGTGTGTTCAATGCCATTATTGCTCCTAAATTGGGGTGTCTTCAGTAGTAATTCCAGGTGCTGCTACCCTAAAGGATACAACCTGAGGTGCTGCTAATGGAATCCTGTAAACAACAGTTATACCTAAGGTTGTTTCACTATTGCCATATGACACAACAGTATCTGGGGGGGTTAACTTTATATTTAAAATGTCAGTACGACTAATATTGTCAGAGGCTTCTTGTTTGGCGTCAACAATAAAGTCAGCAATTGATAAATCATCAATTTCTTCATATAAAAGTTGATTAATGTTTGCTCCGTAACGGTGGCGCATAACACGTTCGTATTTATTAGTAGTTAATACATTTATAATTTTTTGTTCAGCAGCAATTTCTGGGGATGCTGTTGTTTCTACGCGACCACCATTAAAATTAAACGGCACTTTTATTGATTTCATTATGCTGAACCTCCGTCCATCCCAAATCCAGATTCAAATCCGGCCACTACGTGTACATTTGACATTTTTGAGTCTTCAACAGCAACAATAACTTGATCCCCAGTAGTTACTGTTGGGGTATTAATTATTGTTGATACTGGCAAAGAAACTGTTGTTCCAAGTAACGAAGGAATTTGTACATAAATTGAAGTACCTGCGCTGTACGAAACTACACCTCTGTATATTTTCATCCCGTCATACATAAGTAAGCACTCTTTCAACGCTACTTTGCCATCTGTTATTTACGTATTTTGAATCTGGGGGGTTGCCTAATAACTCAGTAGGTGGAACAATATATTCAGAAGTTGTATTAAAGTCTCTAGCTATATTTAATGTTGTTACACAACTAGCTCCACCAATTGTATGTTTTACTGTTTTTACGTACCACAATCCTTCAAAGTCAGTTTTGTAACCTTCAATGTTAACAATACCACCAGGTACTGTACCTATTGTTGAGTTAGTTTCTACTACTGCGTTAAATGGTAGTTTTTTACGAATTTCAGCAGCAATTAATTTTTGCCCTTCAGCTACAGATAACGCTGAACTACGTAGAGCTGAACTGTATTTTGAAGCATGACCAACACCAGACCATGAAAACTCTGGGTCATTATGATCCCCTACGGATGTGTTAATTACACCGCCATCATCAATAGAGTTAACTGAATAGTTCCAAGAAACACCTTCTGGTGTCAGGTACCCAAAAGTTCCATTAAATTTAAGGATTGAACCTGGGGATGGGGTAGCTGAGCCAATTGGTGCAGTAAGCGTTTCATACGATGGCCTTCTACCAATAGCTTTAAATGGGTCCCAAATATGCATATGTGTGGCATTTACAGATATTGAATAGCCATAAGTACTGCAAAATGTGTTTAAAAATTCCCAATCAGACTGTTTAGCTTGCACCATTCTGGGTAACTTAAAACCATCGTCAATTACGTCTAAGCTAAACCCATATGTTTCTGCCATATCTTTAGCAATGGTTACAACGGAAGCGTTTTCCCATACGCGAGTTTTAGTACTTTTCATATTTACAGATGCCCCAAAACATACAATACGTGTCAATTGAAATGGGCTGTTATTAACAATTGATGATCCGCTAATGGCTTCTGGTTCTAAATAAAGAACATACCCACGAAACTCAGTTGTTCTTCCTGGACCTAAAGTTACAGTTACACTAACTGCTGCGTCAATGTAATCGGTAATTGCCTTAGGTGGTATACCAGCTACATGCAAAGAAACAACATCATGTTTGTTTGCTGCTAAATCAATAACAATTTTTGTAATTGCATTGTAGTTAACCTCAACACCATTTATTTGTACAAAAACTTTTGGTGAAAGAGGGTTACCACTATGAACTATCATGTTGGAATCCTTAATACTGTACCTGTTGGAAGTACATCTGGCCATTGGACTTGTGGGTTAATGTCGGCAATTTCCCAATATCGAGAACTATCATTTAATACTTTTGCAGCAAGTATTGGAAAGGTATCCCCATCACGTGAGGTGTACTGGTAGTAACTACCCCCATTGTTAGTAACCCTGTCGGCAGTACGACCGCCATTAGACAAACGATACCTACTTGAAACTGTGTAATTTGCCATAATTAATCCTTACCTATCCAACAATTATTACAGGAGTGCTGCCAAGCCAATTTAAATAAAACTTGTGTTCACCAATAGGGTTTTCCCCATTTACAACAAAACTTTTAGTGCCAGTTCTAGTTATGGCTGCTTCTGATGAAGCACTTGCCGACACAGATATATCAATATCAACAATATAATAAGATTCCATAAAGTATGAAGGAAGGTCACGATGGTCATCTTCAATCCATGAATACGGGGCTGTGTTTATTACTTGGGAATCGTCACCAAAAGTTAAGTATGTCCTTCTTCTAATTCTTTTAGCACTTGAACCTGACCCAGAAGTACCACTACCCCACTCCTCTTTAGAAGAGGCAGTTTCTGATCCTGCATAAGATCCCATTAATTTAAAGGTTGTGCCTGATGTGTAAGACTTAGCTGCAAGAGCAGTTCTTGCTTGAGATTCAGATAACCCTGCTGTTGCGCCTGCACCTAGGCCATAAATACTCATTGTCCAGTTATATGTGATAGTTGGGCTTGACCCAGACTCATAAAGTTTTAAAATTGAATCAACATCGCCTCCATAGCGTGTCTCAACGCCATTTACGTTTTCTGTGTAACCACCTTCTATTGGTTTGACACTTGGAAATCCAGTATAAAAAGTTCTATACAGACCAGATTCTGCGCTAGTGTAATTGGTTGGAATTGGTGCTTTAATGGCGTATAACCAAGCCGGTGTATATTGTGGTTTAGGATCATCCCATTCTCCATAAGTTGTAGCACCGCTTCTTGCGCGACCACCAGTGGCAAACTTAAATTTGTCCATTGTTTGAGCTAACGAAGTACTAAGTTCTTGTTTTGCTGCTGCAACTTCTGCATCAGCTGCAATTTTTACAGCTGCTGCATCTTTTAAATTCTTAGTTAAAAATGTGTCTTGTTTAGCAAACCCAATGTACATAGCACTCATTGAAATAGTTACTTTGCACTGCATGGGAACCATATTTGTATTGAACTTTAAAAAAGCAACACTTGTTCCAGTTACAAAACCATCAACCATAAATAAAGAAGAAAACAAAACACGAACTGGGTTTGGCATCAAAAAAGCCGCGTTACCGTAGTTTGCCTCAATAATGTCTTGAATTTTTGTGTCGTCATAAATAATTTCAGCAGAAGGAGATCCCGCCGAAGCAGAGCTTTCATTTGAAGCAGCGTATTCATAAGAATTTTTTAATGATTCCATTTGAAATGCAAGCATTTCTTTTGAAAAACCTTGACCAATTACGGAGTATAAAACACGCAAATCTGCAAGAACACCAATTTCGTAAACATCATTTTCTGTTGCCTGGCCAAGCACATTTGACACAACATTGTAACCTTGACCAAATTCACTACTCATTGCTTTACCAGATGCTAATTCCATAGACCTATCAAAAACTAAGTCAAAAGTAAAACTTGTAACAGCACCAATAGGTTGTGTAAGTTGCGCAGGGTCTTGAAGGATTGCATGATAAACGTCCTCACGCATAGATACATCTTGACGAATTTCTTGTGGGTTAAATTGAAATTTGCATTTACTAACAGGAAAGTCTTTACCTAAAGCAGGTTGATCTAAGTTTCTAATATAACCACGATGTAGTTTGTAACTTTGTTTTGCTTTGTCAAGTGCTGCTTGAGCTTCAAGGAACCTAATACCTCTAGTAGGGTAAGTAAAAGTTGGATTTGTGATACCACTACTAATTGGGTAACTATCAACAAACCCAAACATTCCTTCTTCGCGGTAACCCATTAGTTACTCCTTAACATTTCAAGTTCTAATTCACGTCGAGTTAGAACTGCTATTTCATGTGCAATTTTTTGCAAATCAATTTGAGAACCAGCGCCCCCACCAGAAACATTAATGTTTGGACTGATATTAAAAGTATGTCCCCCTGAAAGTGAAACACTCCCACCACTATTGCTACCCCTCATTGGGGTTCCAACCGGATCTCCTGATGTAGCTGGTTCAGGGATATGTCGTGCTTGTAAGTTTTGACGAACAAGTGTGTTTTTAGGTGATCCTTTGCCTTGAAAACTTGCGTTTTCAATAGCAGTTGCAATGTCATATGGATTATTGCTTTTATTTTTTAAAGCATTAATAACACCTACACCATATTTAGTCATGTGCCTTACGTTGTATTCAAGTCCTTGTTCGTAACTTGTAAAATTAGTCACTCCAGCTGAGTTAAATTCAGTCCAACCGAGAGCACCCGCATCCGGGTTGTCAATAACAGCAAGAGGGTTAAAGGCAGCTTTAGTTCCTTCACTAGCAATCCATGATGCCATTGCTTGAATATTTGAATCGGTAACTGGTGCTCCAACTCTATTTAAAAAATCAGTAGACCATTGTGAAATACTTACACCAGATGGCGCTTGTCCACCAAAAGGTAAATTTGAAGAAGTAATAACATCAGTTCCACTAGCACCCTTAACTCGCCCAGATACAACCCTACGTCCAGAGGGAGCACTAGAGCCACCAGCACCAATTGGGCTTAATTTTGCTGCTACTTTTTCAGAAATTGTTTGAACACGCATACTTCTACTTGAACTCTTACTAGAAGCAGATGAAGAAGTGCTAGAACTGCCTGCTATTTTTCCCCTAGTTGAATGATCTAAAGAATCACCAAAATTAGATTTTGGATCAAATGGTGCAGCACCGGCTGGCCCTTTGCCCCACGGAGCACCCATCTTTTCATAGGCAGCTCTACCATTGGGTAGTTCTGTGGGTTGAACGTGCCAGTTTTCTCCGTTAACATCACCAAAGTGTTTTAACCCATACTTATGAGCATTCCTAACAACCCAGTCCAAGTCTCCGCTAAGGTCTGCTGCAAGTCCAATTTCGTGCATAGAACGTCCGGGGGGTGCTGCTGGGGCACCACTTGTATGCTCCCAGTATGCTCCATCCCATTCCCAATTCTTTTCACCACTAGCGTTTGTTGGTGAATTTGTTTTGGTATAACGAGATAAAAACATTGTTCTTTGATCGGCTGACGAACGCACACCTTGGCCAAATATAACATTTGGGTTATCTGCCATCATTTTAGTAACGCGATCTTTAAATTGAGCATTTAAATTATTAAAAGATGTTTGAGATGCAGCAGCAGAAATGTTCTGTGGCATAGGAATACCGGCAGGGTCCCCACCACCAGAAGGG